CTCGTGCCAAAAGCTTCAGCTTCGACCCAGTATTGTTCCCAATCTACTGGACGGGTCCGCCCGCCGGATTCGGCCCGCTCGGCTCCGCTGGCTGCGCCGGGCTCGGAGTCGCCGCCTGCGGTGCTTTTATCACGGCTTGCGCAACCGCTTTGCAACATTCGCCCCACAGTTGATCCGGGATCTTCGCCGCCCAATCGTCCGGAGTCCAGATCGGCTCGTGATTTTCGGTGAAGTTGTGCGCGGCGCAGGCCGACAAAAGCGACATCATAGCGACGATCCGGCCTGGCTTCATGGGCGGGCTCGGGTCCGCCTTCCCGTCAGGCAGACGGGGTATGAGTGCGTTCATGATCTCAGCCACGTTTTCGCCGCGCTTGTCCAGTTGATATTGGGCGAAGAGCGAATATTTGAGAGTGAAGAACCGGCCGGCGACTTGAATTACGGGGTACTCAATCGGTACGCCTGGCTCAGGCTGGGGAGCGGTTGCTCCATTGGTGTGCGTCATGCGCACTACCATAGCACGAAACAAAGAATGGAAGGAATGTTTTAAGGAACCGCCGCCAGTTTTCGCTTGCGCGGCTTGCGCTTCCACACGCCCTTACTCTGGATTGCCGCCATGAGCCGGCGGTAGAAGGCCGCCGTCTCGGGCGGATTATCCCGCAGAATCGCCTCGCACTGTTCCAGCGAAAACCCCGGCGCTGCCTTGTCAATCGGCTTGCGGGGCGTCTGGCTCCTAGACCAAGATGGGTTCGCCGGTGAAGGTAAACGTAACGGTGGCTTCGAGCACACCCGCGACTTTGGCCGTCATGGAGAACTTGGTGATGTAGCCCTGGAAATACCAGGTGGTCGCGGCCGGATCGGGAAAGGTGATGGCGTACTCGCGCAATTGCCGCAAGGTGAACACGCTGAGCAAACCATTGGTCCCGTTGTGGCCCTCGGGAGTCGCCGGCGTTCCATCCGAGCCCGAAGACGAGGGCACGAAATACAGCGGGAGCGTCACGTCGCCGTTATCGAGCAGCGTCACAATCTTCTGGCGCCACGGAGCGCTTGTCGAGTGGGATGTCACGTCCACGACCGCGCCGCTCATCGTCGGTCCAGTGAGATCGCCGACGTTGGCGATCACGTTGAACGTCTGCGGGCTGCCCATATTGGCCAGCTTGAAAAGGGTGTTAATGGCGGGCTGTGCCTGCGCGATGCTCATACGGTTACTCCTCTAAGTTGTAAAGTCGAACGTCCAGCGATTGCGTTGGGACTGGTGGCGTCAAGTTGTAATCGAGGCCATCCCGCTGGTTCAGCAAAAACGTCGGGGCCTGCTTGCCGGTCACCGTGCCGCCGCTCACTGCCAAATTGAGAGTGTTCAAAAACGCGACGATTGACGCCGCTATGCTGCGTGCGTGTTCCGGGTCGGTGTCTCGTACATCGATCTGCAAGCGCACGCCGTTGATGTTGTTTCCTGGTGGCGTCATGCGATAATCGATCGCCTTCGAGACGATGCGCACCGTTACCCCCGGCAACGCAGAACCCTGATTGTGCTGGGTATCCCACCAGCGAAACACTGCGGGAGGCGTTCCAAGAAACGCCTGCAAAGTTGCATTTGCCGCCGCCAGCGTTCGTAGCTTGACTATTGCGCTTGACATGGCTCACTTCGCCAGCCTCAATTGGTAGATGCCGAGCATTTCCCCGCGGGCGGTATCGAGCGCCGGACGTAGGTAAGGCTGCGCCGCCATGCCGGGCCAAGCCGGATTGTACGGATATGGACCAGCCCCGGGTGACTGGGAGCCGCGGATGCCGGTGCCGTACTCCACATAGGCCGCATACGGGGCGCTAAAGACCACGTCGGCGGTTGCGCGGGAATTGAGCTCGCGCACTTCGACGCGGCCCGAGTCTCGCAGCGCCCCAGACCGCACGGGTACGATAGCCTGCGCTTCGAGCAACACCACGTCGCCTGCTTCCTGGGTCGCTTGCAAAACGGCCGGCGTAATGCGCTGGGCGATGAATTGCCCAACCGTGTTGCGCGGGGTGTACTGCGCCGTGGCTTTGATCTGAAAACCCATCAGATGCTCGCGAATTTTAATTCCATTCTTGTCATTTGAGTTTGTGAGTCCGCCTCTGCGCCAAGAATGTCAAAGGCGGTCGTATCGACCGTGGCGCCATCGGCATCTAAAGTAGTCAGCACCGCGCGCGCCCCGGCCTGAACAGCCGCGACGATCTGCGGGAAGTAGCCGGACAGTAAAACGTGGCGCAGCCCGATGCTCATGATTTCCTCGAGCGATTTCACGTCGGTCGCCTGAATGCGCGCCGTCGAGGGCGGGGCGCTCATGCACTGGATGCCAGTTACTCCGGTCAGGTCCACGAACAGCCCGTCCGGCGCGCCCGAGGGCCCGACCGTGCCGCTGGGGATTTGCACGGAGCAGAGCGTGGTAACGAAGAGCCCGGTACGCTGGGCTTCCGGCATCACTTCCGCCAACTCGTAAGCCAATCCTTGATAAGCCATGGCTACCCCTGAAAGAGCCTCAGCAACTGGCTGGTGATGCGCTGCCTGGCCGAGAACTGATCCACAACCATTTCCGCGATGGCAAACGAGCCGCTGTTGCGCTCCAGGTTGCGGTAGGCTTCGGCTTGCGTGTGCAAAGCTGCTGCTGCCGCGTCGTGGCCCAGCTTCACGTCGAGGATTTGCGCAATCGCCGCCAGTCTCGCTTTGTTGGAGGCGATTGAGTCGAGCGCCAAAGCCGCGGCAAACAGCGGAGACTGCACGTTGGTTAGCGGAGTCGTTACGCCGATTCCGGCCGCTGCTTGCCCGCTGACAAACAGCCCTTGGCTGGAAGTCGCGAAGAGAAACATATTGATCTCCGCGTCCTCGTAGATGGGTTTGAGAGGGTCGGTATCCGGGATCAGCAGCCGAACTATCGTGAACGGCGACTGATCGGTTGGGTCGTAGGTGAATGAAATTTTGCACCTCTCACCGAGTTAGGAGCCCGAGCCGTTTGAAGCGACCGCCATCTTTTCGTCGAGCAGCGTGCCGCCCAAGACGTGCCGGATTTTGTAGCAGATGGCATCGGTATCGAAGTCGCCTTCCATCGGGTTGGCGCTCTGCGTTCCGGGCATTACACCCGCTCCCGGTCCCATCCGCCCTTCGCCGATCGCGACGTTGTTCGGCAGCTTCATGAACATCTCCGGGGCCTCGTGCCCGCGAAGGAAAGACTGTTGCAACGCCGGCCGGCCATTGGCCGGGTTAGCGAACAGATACCAGCCGGTTTGTCCGTGCGTGGTGTCGACTATCGGCAGATAATAATTCACCGCCACGTCCACCACGCCCTGCGCCCAGTTGGTGGTCAGCAGGCGCTGAAGGGAGACACCGGAGAACGGCGTGGCGCCGACCGTGCCCACCGTGCCGCCCTGATCGTTCATCCACACCTGTGTCGCGCGGATGATGTTTTTGGCGGTGATCTCCAGGCCCGGAGGCACGACCAAAGTCGCCCCGTTGATGGCGATCGGCTCGCCATCCAGATCGAGCTGCGAAGCCATGATAATCATGGCCCAGGCAAGCGCCGTGATCGACAGCACCGGATTGTCGGTGGTAACCACCGCATTGACCGCCGCCGTCACTTTGTTCAGGTGCGCGGTCGAGAAGAACGTGGCGTTCGGCCCCGTCGAGGACACGAACAACTTGGTAGCGCGCTTCTCTTCGGTACGCCGGGCGGCCCGGCCAAACAGCGCCGGAGTGTCTTTGAGCGCATCGAGATCGTCGTTTAAGATCGTCTCCCAAGCGAAATCCATGCGGGAGCCGAACTTGTAGAGCTGGTCGGTGTACTTCGAATCGACCCGTTTCCGCATGGGGTACTCGGTGACTTCCTCCAGACCCGTAGCTCCGGATCCCGTAGCCCCGTAGGAGTTGGGCAGGATCGGCCCATCGAGAACGCCAGCTCCCCGGTCGATGCGGAAGATTTTGGACTGCCGGAAATCGGAGATAGTCGCGCGCTTGCAATAGCGCGTCCAAGTGTAGGGCGTCTCGGCGTAATTGGCCAGCACTGAGCGGTCGAGGATGTCGCCAAACAGGTTGGGGAAATCGGCCGTGCCCAAGGCTTCCTGAAACAGGATGCCGGCGTAGCGGTCGCCCGACAGCACCCGATCGTAGAGCCGCCGCGCTTCGTCGAAGTGGCGCGTGTAAAGGGCAGAGCGCTGGGCTTGCACCGCGCGGAAATTGCCTTCGCGCAGATCGGCCGGGGAAGTGACCGGAGAGCCGGTGAGGGTCAGGCCGCGCCGTCCGCCGTCCCGCTCGGATTCGCGCATCGCCAATAGCTGTTCAAAGTTCATGTTGGGTCTCCTTAACCGGTAACCTTCAAGCGCACGCGGATCGTGCCGGTTGTGCCGCTGGCCAGAGCGTCAAGAGCGTTGCCGAAGTAGATGCCGCTCTCGTCGTTCTCATCCAGCGTGAAGCCGTAGTAGACGCCCGTGGTCGCATCGCGCGTCCCATCGGTGTCGGCAAAGATCTGGTCGCCGGGATTGATGGCCACATTGCCGCCGCCGTGCACGTCGGTCTTGGCGGTGACCGTGAGCAGGAAGACGCCTTCGAGCTGCACCGGGATATTGCCGGTGGGTGTCAGGCCGCCGGGCTGGGTGTAGGAGTTCTCGACGACCGCGGCTAGGCCGAAGTCGGGAGAGTCGCCCGTACCGATCACGATCGGGTCGCCAGAGGCGGGGCCGGCTCCCGAGTGCGGCGCAGACGGAGCGGCGATGGTCAGATTATTGCCGCGGCGATTGTATTCGTTGGTGGCCATGCTAGTTTTCCTCCGCCGAAACGCCGACGCCATTGAGCGCCGAATTGAAGTTGGGATCGAACGCCGCGCGGCCTTCGCGCAGGATGTCGCGCCCGACCTTGTGAGCCGGTCCGGAGAAGCCCAGCGAGATGGCCAGCCGGTCGGCATCGATCTTGCGCTGTTTCTCCGCTTCGGCCAATTCTGCCGCTGTCGGTTGCGCGCCATCGCCCGAGCCGTTGCCGGTTACGATCTGCCCGCCCGTCAAGCTGGACAGATAGGCCGCTTCGTCCTTGACTTCGGCCTCGATCACTTTTTTGTAAGCGATCGCATCCAGTTCCCCTTCGGCGGTGATTGGCGCCATGCCGACCACGCGCTCGATGAGCCGGGTTTTGGTTGCGTCGGGAAGACGCACGAGGCCGAGTTCCGAGGTTGCGACGTCGCGCGCCTCGCGGAGCGCCAACCGCTGGGACAGCTTGCGGTTGGACTCGATGAGTTTCTTTGCTGTGGCTTCGTCCATATCGGACTCGCCTCCTTCTGTGGGATTGCTCGCTGGTTTGCGAGCCGCTTCGAATAACTGCAAAATCTTTCCACCCGCTCCCGGCGTGGTCACGTAGTCGACCGAGATGCCGCGGGTGAGCTGCTCGATGATCGGCCCCGATTTGCCGTCTGGCGCTTTGCCTTCCTTGGCTTTGCCGGAGGCCCGAATGGACATGCCGATGTGTTTCGCCAGGTCGTCAACCGGCTGCCGAAAATTCTCAAATACTTTCGCGCGCGCATAGAGCCCCGGTCCGGCGGGTCCCGAGTCTTCGTAGTGAGCGTCTTCGGTGAGCACAGAGGCCAGGTCGCGCAAGTCTCCCTCGGGACGGGCCGACTCTTCGGCGTCGGTCTGGTGGTTCCAAAAGTTCTTGGTGCCGGCTTTGAAGATCGAGGGACCGTCGCGCTTCAGCACTTCGGCTGGATAGAAACCGGATGCTCCGCGGCCCGGTGCGATGAGCTTCAGGTAGGCGGTTCCGTCCTGGCCGACAGCGCCTTCCTTCAGCGGGATCACGTCGCCCAGAATTTCGATGTCGACGGATTCTTTCGCATCGTCTTTCCAGGAGTCGGGAAGCTCTGCGGCGAAGCCTTTCTTTTTGGCAATGGCCGTGATGTTGCGCTTCAGCGCAGCCGAGCCCAGGTTCTTTGCTCCGGCGCGGCCCATCGAAGCAACGGCGGCTTTGACATCGCCTGCTTTGAGGATCGGGAAGCTTTTGCCTTTGCCGGCGAATGAGCCCTCGTCGGCCTTGTCGCGCTCATCTTTGGAAATGAACCGCTCGGCGAATTTGGCTTGCCCAGGAAGATAAAGGCCGGCTGCTTCCATCGAAGCGTAGTGGTCCTGGTCGTCAACTTCCTCTTCGTAGGTCGTGCGCGGAAGGACATCGACGGCTTTGTCTGCGTCGATATGGCAGAATGGCTTTTCGTTTACGGAGGTGATCTGGTAGGGCGCTTTTTTGAGACCCCCGCCACAGCAATAGATCACGTCGCCGGAAGTCCCGTCGCCAATGTGGTCGATGTAGTAGCCATAGGAGCCTTCGCCTGCGATGTCCTGGATGGAGTCGGAGAGCCATTTGCAAACGTCGGAATTGGCTAAGGCGGTGGCCGCCGCTTCCTGAAGTTTGGCGGCCACCAGCTTGAACGCAACGCTAAGAGCCATGTATGGCTCATCATGCGCACCGAAACATAAGCAGGTCTATTTGTTTTATGTAAGAATCGTAAAATCAGTGATCTGCTCGAAGTGTGAGACCAACGAGACAACCGAGGGTCAACGCTACTGCCGTTCGTGCCGCGCGGCCTACATGCGGAAGTATCGGGGAACCGTCTTAGAGCGGGGAATCCGGCGGGCCTTACGGCACGGCGGAGAGCTGTTCAAGGAGAAGGCGCGCGCCCGGTTTCAGGCGCTGGGAATCCGGGAAATGAACGGACTGACAGCAGCGGCGATCATTGAGGATCTGGAGGTTTAGCCTCTGGAAAAGCTGTTGTTTCCCGTGGAACGCCTACGCTACTTCGACTTCCGCCCCGAGCCCCTCTTCCGCGCTGAAGTCTAGCCGTTCCTGGTTATCCAGATCGCCCCATCCATTGTTGGCGATCACGCGCTGGATGTTCGAGAGCGCTTGCTGGTAATACGAGGGTTTCAGTTCTACCCCCACACCGCGGCGATTGTTCACGATGGCCCCGCACACTTCCGAACCGGCGCCCATGAACGGCGTCAAGATGTTCTCCTCCGGGTTGCTCCACAGTTGGAGACAGCGTTCGATCACATCCAGTTGAAGGACGTGGATGTGCTTCTCGTCGTTCTCATCCTTCGCTTTTCTGAACGGAACTACCCGGTCAATGCGGATGTCGTCCCAAAATGCCGAGGCGTACTGCCGCCAGATCCAATGCGAGTAGCGGTTCTCGATTTGGTTTCCCGTCCATCCCTTGTAGCGGAGCAATTCGGCTGGCATCTTGCGCGAACCCGCGTAGGTCAGTAGGCCCTGAGGATGTCTGATCGGCACTTTGTTTGTTCCCTTGCGCCGAAAGATAAGAAGGTAATCGGCCGAGGCCACACTGCAACGCGAAGAATCTTCCACGATGGTCTTGTGGGCCAGATTCTTTGCCATGGTCCGGTTGCGCACTGCGAGCGGCTCTTTCCAGATCGCGTAGCGCGCAATGTATTTCCATCCGATCTTGTCGTGAAGCCGGATGATGTCGCCCGGAAAGTCCACCAGGTGATCGGAGCCGGTGTTGCCGCTGGGGATGTCCATGCAATGCACGCCCGTCATGCGGCCTGGCAAGGTGAGTCTAAACAGTTCGCTCACAACGTATTCGTAGTGTTCGAAGAATTGCTTGTAATCCAGCGAGTTCGACAGGTCGCGGGGATCGGAACTGTACTGAAACAGACCGCCGAACGGCGGCGAGTACGTGGACAGGTGGATGCACTCTTTCGGCAAACCCTGCATAACTTCGATGCAATCGCCAGAATAGGCCGCATAACGCTCCGTGACTTCCTGCTCCCTAACGCTCATAGCCACCCCGGAATTGCTTCGACTTTTGTAAAAGTCGATCCCGTCTCGACACCCATCGCGTTGTGCATCTGAGCAACCAGCGACGTGAACATTTTGTCGGCCTGTTTGGATTTCCGTCGCATGTTTTCCATGACTGACTCTTCCCCTTCCGTCCTGATGATGTCCACCGTGACATCGTTCTTTTGCCCGAATCGCCACGCCCTTCGAACGCCTTGGTAGTAAGCCTCGTAGCTGTTTGTTGGAAACCGCGTCATATGATCGCAGTTCTGAAGATTCAAGCCCCATCCGGCGATCTTGTCTTTGGTAACGATCCGCTGTAGTTGGCCTGAGGCGAAGGCTTCAAACAATTCTTCGCGCTTTTCTTCCGGCGTGTCGCCGGCGATCTCCGCGCAGTTCGGCACGATCTTGCGCAAGAGCTTTCCTTCCGGGTTGAGGTTACACCAGATGAGCGATTGCCCTTTTCGCTCGGAGCACAATTCCGCCGCTTTCTCGCAGCGTTCTTCGATGGTGCGTCGGCATTCGTCGCGCTGTTCCTTCAGCCCGATCGCCGGCACTGGAAAGAGGAATCCATCGGGTAGGCTATTTGCCACGACCACGTGCTCACGCTCGATCAATTCGGTTAGCTTGTAATCGCCGTGCGGATAGCCGGTGTCGGGGAATCCCAGGTCTGACGGCTTGCGGCAGGCTCGAGCCCAGGAACACACGAACTGGTAGAACGGAATCTCCGCGTGCCCTTTGAATCGCCACTTTTCAACTAGCGGCTTCGGGTCGCGGAAGTTTTTGCCAATGATGTGCCGCCGCATCGGTTGAATCGTGTTCTGATCGTTCTTGAAGTACCGACTCAGCATGTCCAGATAACCGAGTTCGCCGAGAGCTTCCGATGACGTACCCAGTTCGATGTGATCGTTGGGCGCCGCCGTCGCAGTAGCCAGCAATCGATAGGGCATCTGGCGCATGAACTCGGTTATCTGAGAACGTCGCTTACCCGCGTAGTTTTTAAGGATGCTCGATTCGTCCGCCACCACACCAATAAAATCGCTTGGATTCAGGTGGTGCAGCCGTTCATAGTTGATGACGTTGATGCCAGCGTGGATCTTGCCGTCTGAGCACTTCTGCGCCTCGATATCAAACTTATTGGCCTCGCGGACAGTCTGAGCCCCGACAGCCGATGGCGTGAGAACCAAGACGCGCTTTCCAGTCTTTCTGACGATGTTTTCGGCCCATACCAGGAACATCGGCGTCTTGCCCAATCCACAATCAGCCAGAATCGCTGCCCGACCTTTGAGCATCGCCCAGTTCACGAGGGATTGTTGGAAGGGATACAGCCAATCGGGCATCCACAACGGCTCGAATCCGTAGCGGCCTCCGAGTTGCGATTTGCGCTGAAGGAAACCGCTGTAGATCAACCGCCGTTCCGTGCGCCAATCTTTGAGCGCCATGGTCAAGCCTTGGACGTCGGGATGCCCGTTTCGTAGCAGCGCCTCGCACTCCGCTATCTCGCTGTCCACGCGCTCAAGTTCGGTCGGCATACTCTCGTTTTCGCGCCAGTTGGTGTCGCCACTGGCCTCTTTCGCACAAGCAATACATCACTCCGGTATAGTGCTTGGTCGTCAACGCCTCGCGGTAGCCGTCTTTGCACTTGCCGCAATCGGCCGGCCCGCGCACCGGCTTACGCTTGCTTTTCTTCGGCTGGCTCATTGCCTTGCGAGGCTCCCATGGCTTTGCGTTTTGCGCCATGCTCTGGACAACAATCCCGGCACAGCACCATCGCCAAGCCGTCTTTGCCGGAGACGATGTGCGCGCCTTCCACGTGGCTGGAGCATCGGTGGCAGGGCCCGGCGACCCGCTGCGTAATCAAGCAATTCGTTTTCAAAGGATCATCCTCGCGGGAAAGGCTTGCTGCGCCTCGACCGTGGGGGCGCGTTGCTCTTTCAGTTCCGCCTCGAACTGCGAGCAATCCTGATCCTTGTGCACGGCCACGCGGGTTACCAGCACATGCACCTTGACGCCTCGCTCAGTGACACCTTCCCAGACCCGGCAGTCCAGGCCCGACGCGTTGACAATCTGCGAAGTCGATTCCATCGTGATCTTCATGTTTTGATTCTCCCCCGATGATAAAAGGGGCGGCAGTATCTATCCCCGAAACTCCCGCCCTTCCCCTGTGCTGCCCCGCGGGCGCCCGCCGCGGCTCGGGATCTCGATTTAACCGCGAGCCCGTTGGGATTGTTCCAGCCGCTCGCTGGCGAACTCGGTGCCTTCCGATACCTTGGTCACAAACCAATTCTCCGGACTAGCTCCGATATTCAGAGTCGGACGCGCGGC